ACATAGGGTGGCGGTAGTTCCTGGGCTTGTGTCCGGTTGGTCTGGAGATACACAAACAGGCCAGCCAGAGACAGCACCACGAAGGCTCTGGTGATCAGGTCAAGGTGTCGCATATGTCTTTCACCACAGTGACAGCCACAAGCAGGGCTTCTCTTAGCTCCGAATCTATTTCCACATCCCTGCCTACGGCCGTTTCAAGGCGCTTGCGTGCTGCCTGAATGTCTGCGCAGAAGCGGTTGTACTCATTCTCCGGTGGCTCATGCTCGTTGCGAACATGCAAGCTCATCTGCTCGACACTCACGCCTTCCTCTGCAGCTACTCTCAACTGCTCTGCTGCTTCTCTAGGCGAGAACTCGTGCTTGTACCAGAGATCCCACATGGTGTAGAAGTGCTTTGGACTAGCCAATTTCCCATCTTCCGATCTGGGTCGGAACCTTCTTAGCGACCTATAGGCTATGCCAGCTTTGGCTAATCGCTCAACGTAGTCCACCGAGCAACCAAGCCCTTCGGCCAACCGTCTGGTTGCGCCATGCTCGTACCGCCCCACGATCCTGGAGGCAGCCAGGCACGACACCCAGCGGTGACGCTCACCTCGATCGAAGTGCTTACAACATCGGAGGTGGTTGCGTTCTAGGCTCATCACGTTGTGCATATAGCTGGCCGAAGTTGGCATCTCTCTTTGCCTCAGCATCCCAAATCATTTCGTCTATTTCTTCCACCGTCCTGCCCTGCAACAGTTGCCGCTCGTACCACGGACGATACTCGAAACTCTCCTGATACAACACTGCTTCTATCTCCTCTCTCAATTCAGGGATCTTCGGGAACCATTTCTCTCGGCAGATCCAGTTGTTGATCGCTTTCTGCATCTGCGTTTCGCTGACGGAGGAGAACTGCTCTGCGTACAGAAGCCATGTCCCTTCTGGAACCTTGTGCTGAGGGTATGCAAACGACAACTTCTCAAATATTTTCATGTCCATCTAGCACTCTCCTAAATGTATCCACGGCTGCTTCGCTCGTCTTATTGCCATAACGAGGGATACCTGTCAAACTCCACTCAGTCAACCACTTGATATTCTGTGGGTTGTACCCTCGCTCTAGCCACTCATCCCAAAAGGGCTTTAGTTGTTCGGCGGTCCTATCACCCACGATGTGTATCACCTTATCGTACAACTCTATTCTGGGATTACGTCCAGTGACTTGCCTAAAGGCTTGGATCTGTTGGGAATCGGTTAGTGGGTGTTTTGTACGAGCAACGCTCGTACCAGAGTTAACGTTAACTACTAAGGTAGCAGAGTCTTTAGTTAGCTTACTTTGCTTACTGCTACCGTTACTGTTAACCTTGGGTGCCAGATTGTCACCCCTAGATTTCGGAGGTTTTGCTAGATTGTCACCCCCGCTCTCCATCTGCAGCTCCTCCAACTGCTTCAGGTTAATCCGATAAGTTGTTGGCCAGTTGTGGGTAGCCCTACGTACCACTTTAAGCAGACCGTATTCCCCCCGCAACTCCTTGAGGGCGCGTTGCACTGTCCTCTCCGATACCCCCACTCTCTGGGCTAGTGTTTCCACCGAGGGAAAGATGCTGCTCCCATCATCCGACGCGTAATCAGCCATACAAAGCATGACGAGCTTCAGTTTCGGTGGAAGCTTCGCACTGAATACCTGAGCCATTACCCTAACGCTCATTCCGGTTCTAAAATCCTTTCACCAGTCACCCGCGCAAGAAGGCCTTCCTTGGCTGCTTCCACATCATCCATAGTACCACCCCGCAGCGCTACTGCTTTCCATAATGGCAACAAGCCGTATCGAATAGCGAGGCTCAAGTACAATTCTTTATCCTTGGTCAGGTCGGGTGCATCATCCTCATGCGCAGCTTCCAATTCTCCCATAACAGTAACCAGCCTATGGAGTATATAGGCTTCCGGGGTGTTAATACCACGACCTTCACTGTCTTCCATTATAAAGTCCATCGCATCAACAATGTATATTGCTAGATCTGGGGCTTTCTTTTCCATGTGCGAGCTATCATCTGATAACCACTCCTGCAGTATTATGCTAAGTAGTTGTAATTGTTTCATCTATTACCTCCTGGGACGCTGGGTCCCGATACTCACCGCCGTGGCACTCCAGCTTAAGGCCACAGTTTTCGCACGGCATACGACAGGCTGTGGCCTCCGGTACGTAGAACACGGAGCCACAGCCGTCACAGACGATCCTCAATTCAGCCATCGCGAGGTCACCTTTGCGCAGTCTTCGCACACCCCGGCCTCCAGTTGCCACGCCAGAAATTCGTGATGACACTCCTCGCACTCTAGCATCTTGATGTCAAAATCGCCCTCGTGCTGGATATAATCGTGATACTCGTTGCTGTCCATCTTGCGTTGTTCGGCCTCCATCCGCTTGACGACGCGTTGAACTGCTTCTTTCTCGGTCTTTCCCTGAGCCAGCCACCAGCCACCGCTTATTGTGGCTCTGTAGCCACCAGCCTCTTCTGCGACAGTAACCTTCATAGTGGGATAGAGCGCAGCGTCCAGATTTTATAGTCTCGCCCGCTTAACGCTCTACCCCTGCGGGCGGAGCGAGCGGATGGGGAATCGAACCCCGCGGGAGCCTTCAGCACTGCGCAGCAGCTCCACCGATAGTTGAGTTGAGGAGGATGGGTCGAAGCATCCCCCACGCAGTTTCCGTTTGCACCAGCATCCGCTCAAGGCTACAGTACCTATCATTGTTGCAGGAGGGTAACCTTCTTCGGCTTATTGCCCTCTTTTAGGTACGTGGCCTTGTACCCTTCGAGGGAGTACATCTGGGTGGGGTCGAGCTGGTCAACGTCAAAGCCGGCATCGGCCAGAACCTCAGGCCAGATCGTTACGCCAAACTTGACGAACGGACCGCCCTGGACTTTCCAGTAAGTCTTGCCGTCATTAATGCTGCCGACCAGTTGCTCGGCAGTGAACGTGTCCTGTGACTGTGTATCGCTCGCAGTTACTTCTTCTGGCGACCTCGGAGGAAGATCCCCCACCGTGCTGGGAACTGTCGTTGTCGGGGACGCACCGTTAGGCGACATTCCCCTCTCACTTATAGCCTCGACGAATAGGCCGAACCGCTCGAGGAGATTACTCTCACTCTCATCTCGCAGAGTGATTTGCACACGCCAACCAGTGCTGGTGTGAGCGGTAAAATTCAGTGAGGATGGTGCTTCTGTGTGGGTCATGATATTCTATTCTCCTTTCGTCCTCCTTGTCGCCAGGGGCTGGCTGTCGAGGACCAACCCCTGGATACAACAGGAGGAAAGAGCGGTGAGGTGCTATCACTAGCACTAGCCCACCGCTATCTGCATACGAGCAGGTGAAGGAACGGCTGGCAGAGGACATCCTGACCTCGTATGCAGACAGCGACTGACTAAAGCTCGCCCAGCAGAGCTGCTGGGCCATACGCTTCCAGTATTGCCCGCTTTTGTTTCTCGCGCTTTATCTCGGCTGATTGAGATCTCTCCAGAGTAGCACGAGCAAGGTGCGTGTCGCACGCTTGGCGTATCACTTCGCTCATGGTTACACCTTGGCGTGACGCCTCGGCTTGGAGTTGCAGTTTAAGACTGTGCTCAACCTTTGCGCTAATCCATAATTTATCCATGCCCTGATAATACCACGGTTGTCAAGGTGTTGTCAAGTGGCAACAAAAAAGGACACCGCAGTTGCAACGGTGTCCTTAGCGGGCGCAGCAGGAGGTTAGGATGTGCAAGGTGTACGAAAGGAGGTTAGGGGGTCTGCGCCCAACTCATTGTACCATACAATCCATACAATCAATCTGTGGTGATAGCCTGCACCTTAATGCCCTCCACCGTTCTCACGGCCATCTTGTTGACGTATATCCTTAGCCAGAAACCGCCCATCGCTGGGCTGCCAAATCCCATCCTGCTCGACCAGGAGTCACCGTCTTTCACATCGTTGACGTAACATCCTAGTTGCAGGTATAGTCTCTCTCGATCTGTAATCAGTCTCCCGCGATTGGAGATAAGCTCGACCGGCATGCTCGCCTGGAAGCGGTTATGCAGGTGTCCCCGGCAGATGATGTCAGCCCCCGGCCACATCACAACACTGCGGTTAGACTGGATCATGCCCTTCGTTACTGGCGCATTGCCAGCTCCCGTTCCGTGGTGGTACTTGAGCGACAAACTTTGCCTCCTTCCCCCGGTTTTATGCTCAAGCTTGAATTGTACCCAGCCGGTGTACGGCCCTACCTTGGGTGCGGTCCCAGTTTTGTTGTGCAGGAGGGTTGTGAGGACGGACAACGGGGAAATTTCCTGATGATTCAAGAAACCCCATTCATGATTCCCCATGCTAATCAATTTTATGTTCTCGACGTAAGGCGCCAGGAAGTTGGCAGCGTCCTCACAAACAGTCATCAGATAGTCGTCTTGCCCAGCATATTCAGGGCGCAGGGCATGGCGTGCTGCACGTCGATCTTTCTTTCCTTGACATAAATCTAAAGTGTCTCCCAGCAGAAAAACTGGTGCGTTTTTTGCCTTAGCTTGTTCGAGGTGCGACCGGATCAACTCACGGTTACAGCCGACTGCATCGAAGTGGATGTCAGATACCAGCAAGACCTGGCACTCCCAGTCCGGCTCGTACTCCAGTCGCATGGTGTAACATCCTTTTGACAGGGCGTCTTCCAATACTGGAATTGTATTCATTGTTGTTAACCTGTAAGGGCTTTGATTGCGCTGATTATGGATGCGAGTAAAACGGGGAGGAGTAGGGCTTTGAGCCACCGCACATCAGCACGCAACTCCGCTACCTGGGACGACATCTGGTGGAAGTCCTCGGACAACCTGGTGTAGTCATCGTTGAGGGTTTTTATAGATTTCCAGATGCCATCAAGCTGTAGTCGGGACGAATCCTTGGCCATCTCTCTGTCCTACCATACGAGCGATTGGTGTATTCGACCAGACCTCTGCTGGGAATCCGCTCGATGCTGTCGCGACGAATGAATACGCTGAGTGTACATCATCCAAACTAGCCATCCAGCGTATGTACTGATCTGCTTTTGTCTCGGCTGGTTCGGGGCCGGGATTTGAAAACTCTGTTATCAGAAGCGGTACTCCATCATGGGGCATCCGCTTGAACCACTGTCCTCCGTCTTCAGACCACATCTCCTGCTCACTACGCCAATATGAGTGAGCGCCGATCCAGTCTGCTGCGCGGTAAGCTTCCCACGATTCCTCGATAAACCGCATGGGGTCATACCTCATGTGGGGAACGGAAAAGCTGGGGGAGAGGCCAGGGTATCCGAACAAAGCGTCCGGTAGGTGCTTATGCAACGCATCTCTTACCCTTAACCACCATTGGGCAAACTCTGACCCATCTTTCCAGGCACCCCACATGCCTTCGATTTCCAGATTAGGCTCGTTGTGCAGCTCTATGTGCTGTACGCCAGCATCGTACCAGCGTTTGCACTGCTCTAGAACAGACTGGGCAAACTCTGCTGCGCTGGACATCTCCTTGTTGACCTTCGCAAATGCCCGCACCATAAAGAACTGCACCCCTAATCCACTCAGTATATCTACAGTTTCGGGGTCTTCATTAGACAAACCCTTGTACGCTTCTATCGATCCCTGGCGTACCATCTCCTGTACCTCTGGCAGTACAGGGTTGCCCCAACTCCCGTCTGCGCTACCATGAAGCCCCACCAATGCCTTTCTGACGCTCTGAGAGCCGTTCTGCGGGGCGGGAGAGGGCGAAGGTAGGTTAGGTACCACCTCAACACCGGGATAGTGTGTAGCGAACCACTCAGTGATCTCGGCTGGCTGCCGCTCTGGGCTAATAAGCAATACCGTTCTCTTCTTTAATGCGCCAATCCCGGCATCGTCGGCAGAGAACCCGATGGTAGCCTTGTGTTTGAAAGCTCTGGTAGCTGCCTGCGCGAACTCATCGCTTGTAGCGTCGGGCGGCATAAGCCAGTATTCTCTCGCGTATGGGATTCTAGGTGCTCCGGTCAATCGCCCCTCCAGTAATAGGCTAGACTCTGCCAGCCTCCGTCGCACCAGGCCTGGGTGACGTTCTCCTCCGGCGTTACAATACTGCTGGAGCTTCTCTGCGGCACCCTGCCAGTCGCCCACGTTAACCAGGTCAAAGACCCCACTACCGTCGGACGTGTCCAGCCCCCGCTTTCCCAGGTTGAAGAGGGCTGAGAGGAGGGCGGTGTTCTGTTTCTCCGTGACCGGAACGGCCAGGCGTTCGTCGAGAGCTTTTTCATAATCCTTCAGGGCTTCCCTTAACCGCGCCTCGGCCTCCTGCGTGGTGATTTTCTCACCCTCGAAGGATGGCGTGCCATGACCGATACTCCACTGGTGATAATCCCAGCGTGCTGCAAGGGTCGTGCCTTCCCAGTTGCGGATGAAATTAAGCGCACTTTCACCAAGCCGATACACTGTCCTGGATGCTGTCACGGAGCGTATCACAGGCTTCCAGCGCATCGCCGCCCGGAGCACCGAAAATGGTACTTGTCATCCAGCACAAGTGCAGGCGGTTCCTGGTAGCCATATCTGCCGTTTGTTCTGTCCTGACAACCGCATAACCGCTGGCAGCTATCAGTAGCACGATAACCAGCAGTGCCCCCGTCGCCAGCGTGACAACGCCATTTGTCTCAGTGTTGCTTTTGCTACTCATCTCGGGTTAAGTACGACGGTACTAGCACGAACACAAAGAACAATACCAGGAAAGCCCCTACGCCAATCCATATCATAGGCGCTCTACAGGGCAGGACTCACAATCACACAGCGGGCAATCATCGCATATTATCATTTCATTCCTCTGGTATGTCAGGCCAGATCACCAAATCCGGAGCTACACCTTGCTGCGGTAGGTCCCGCAGGGACTGGCGGTAGGCCTGCCACTCCTCTTGCTTGCTCTCATCGAGCGGCGCATTCGGCAGGTCTGTCCAATCGCAGTCGCGCAATAATTCATTCCGTGCGGAACGCAGGTCGATCCACGGCTGCTCGTCCTGCATCGTGGCAAGCATAGCTTCTACCTCCCCATCCGTGGGTTGGGATTGCACCTCGTCCAGCCAGAGGATATCTTCTCCCCCTGTCACCACCCACGCCGCACCGGGGCGTAGTCTCTGTAGTACCTCAGGTAAACCGACCATTATGTGACCTCCATTACAAGGAGCGTGGACGAGGACTCGCCCGACCGACAGACGTAAGCAGTCTGCGCGGCGTTTGTCTCCTTGATACGTGCTTTGATTGTGTGAGAGGCGGCACTGACGCTTGTCCAGCGATAAAAATGGGAGATCTCCTCGACCACGCCAATCGGCTGGCTTGTCTTGTCATCGACCTCTGTCGCGCTATCAAGTTGCAGGGCAGACCGCATGGCGCTGCCACTGATCTCGACACCACCCAGAGAGAGCCACGCTACTAAATCGCCACCTGAAGTGGTAAGCGTGACCGCTAAATTGGTAACATCTACATAAGAGGTCGACGAAGTGCTTACCTCAGCCGCTATAGAATCGAATGTGCCAACCTGGGCAAGTTTACCCGATGCCACCACTGCCGTTCCGTCTACTTTGGTGTAGGAGATACACTGCACCGTATTGGCACCCGTGGATTGAAAGACCCCCACGTCACCCGCCACAGTGGTTATGTTTGCTCCTCCTGGCAGGTCTAAATTCGTAGCGTGGTGGGTCATGGTCAACGCACCGTCAAATTGCAGGGTGAATTGCCTGTCAGCCGCTACGGTCATAGCCGCAAAGCTGGTCGTGCCTGTTACATCAAAATAATCCCCGTCAGTATCAATCACGAGAGGAGATGCGGATGAGAGGTCGCCCCCTTTCTCGGTCTGCATGTAATTCCCATTCGCATCCAGGAAACCACCTAGCTGTGGAGAAGAGTCCGCAGCGAGGCTGGCCATACCACCCGAAGCTGCGTCAGCCCACTCAACCCCACCACTGCCATCGACTGTTAGCACCTGGTCTTCGGTACCAATGGTTGTGATTGCTATTGCACCTGTGCCGGAACCTGCCAGTATGCCACCTTTGGCTATACCAGATATGTCTGTTTCAATACCGCCTCGCTCGTGCTTCAGTTGCCCCGTAGAAGACGTGAAGGCGGCCAGAGCTACTGGGTCGCCAGAACCATCTCCGACTACTACATTGCCGTCCGAAAGCACAGACATGGCCGTGATTGCTCCACTGCCACTCCCAAGCAAGACGCCGCCATCCGTTAGGGTTGAAGCACCAGTCCCGCCGTCACCGACAGGTACGTCTGTCCCTCCTGCCCTGTAGACAGCGTTGCCTTCAATCGTAATGTCACCAGATCCGCTGCGCACGATTGTCGTATCGGTAGCGTGACCAAGCTCTATTCCAGTGAATTGAGGACTATCCCCTGTTCCTACACCGACGGATGTTCTAAGCGTAGCGCCTGATTCAGCTACAGGATCACCGGATCCATCACCTACTATCATCTCGCTATCGCCCAGGACGCTCATGGCGGTGACAGCACCCGTACCGCTTCCTAGCAGTACGCCGCCATCAGTGAGAGAGGAAGCACCTGTACCGCCGTCAGTTACGGGCACATCAGTACCGCCAGCTCTATAAACTGCATTGCCTTCAATAGTAATATCACCGGAACTAGCCCGTACAATGGTGGTGTCAGTAGCATGACCCAATTCTATTCCGGTCAGTTGCGGACTATCGCCCGTACCTACACCAATAGATGTACGCAGGGTTGCACCACTCTCGGCTACCGGATCGGTAGAACCGTCGCCAACAATCATTTCGCTGTCGGCCAGCACCGACATTGCTGTAACTGCGCCTGTGCCCGAACCCAGTAACACTCCACCATCGGTCAATGTGGCAGCACCTGTACCACCATTGGCTACTGTCAATACTCCACTTGCAGCATCTGCACGGCTATAAGAAACCAGGCGCCAATCTGCTGAAGCGTATTCGTGCAGGACAGCTATGTCCCCAGCCGCTGTCGTTATGTTGGTAGCATCAGGCAGGACTAGATTTGTACTGTGGTGGGTGAGGGTCAATGCACCGTCAAAGTGCAGTAATATGATTGCTCCTACTCCCCTAGTCGAAATAGAGGTTACAGCCGTCGTACCCGTTACATCAAAGGCATTGCCGTCTGTGCCTAGTGACAGCGCATTGGCGCTGGATAAGTCGGCTCCCTTCTTCCACTTAGGGAAACCACTAGCGTCTGCGTGGTTAAGAATGTCTGCCGCTAATGCGGTACTATCAGATGCTATTGTCATGTTCCTACTCCTACCATTACCGGTTTTCCTATGACCTCAAGTAAACGGGGTTTCAAGCGTGGCAAGTCATGCTGAAACAACGGGACTACGCGGTAGCCCCTGCTCCGAATACCAATGTCTCTTAATATATCTCTGCCTTTTCCTTCCGCAATACCATGAAAGGGACCGCGATACTCTAAGTCTATCCTATAATCCGTCAGAATGAAATCCGCTCTAGCGCCGCCCAGCACACTACCGCCAAGTATATTCCGTTGTACCTGAAAGCGGATCTTTAGTTCACGCAGGGCTTTATGTATTCTGCTCTCTGGTGAATTTAGACCCTGCACCAACTCGATAGGTTCGAGATCGGGCTTGGTTAGACGACCAAGCTTCCTTGACCGGATGTGGATACGAGGTGCGCTTATTGCTTTGCGCGGGCTGGTCATCAAGCGACGTGGCATTATGGGTTATTCAAAGTAATCGTTACGGTTATCCGCATAGTCTTGTTGGTGGTCTTGGTCACGGAAGCAGCCGGTTGGCCGTGTACATGCAAGACACCACCGCTGGAAGCAGATAGTAGACCGACTTCCGCTATAGTGCCATTACCTTCTGTCGTGCCATAATAATGCTCAACTGTTATCACATTCGCAGCTACCGACTTGGTGTCGGGGCTGACACGCACTATCTCTGTTTCCATAGCCGAGTCGCCGACTAATGGGGTTGTAGTGCCACTACCCACTGCTAGATGAGTCATGGTTGTCGGGCTGGCAAGACCAGTCCACTGGTTCGCCAGGGCTGTTAGCCCGTTAGTTGTTATCAGACTTGTTGCCATATTACCACTCCGCGAAATTCCAGTCGAAATTATCCCACGATGGGGGCGAGTCAGTAGTCCCTACTGTTACCGATATAGTAGCCTCTACGGGTACGGTAATCTGAGGCCACGGTCCACTCGTCGCATCCACCATCACTACCTGAGCCTGGCGCTCATCCTTGTTAGCAGCCAGTTGCTCCTCGCTTGGGCGCAAGACGCTGGTCTTCGTCAAGTATACCAAGTGTTGCCAGCCTAGCATATCCACAAAACGTATGGGCTTTTCACTACCCTCGATCTCTTTCAGGAACTCTAACTGCTCTCGGACAGTCTTGGTTTCACTACTGCCGTCCCGTAATCGGGTTCCTCCCAGCATAAGGCCAATCTGGTAGGCACGAATTGGATCAGGCCGAAGCAAGAAACTCGTGGTGAAGCGTTCCATGACAGGCGTTTCGGTAGCATCGGTGCCGCGGGTAAGAGTGAACTTGATCCTCAGATGCTTACCCGTCACCGTAATATCCGACTCGCTGAAAGGCAAAACCGTTTTGCCGTCAGCAGTTACGTCACCGAGTGCCGTGAAGTTAGCACCCTTGTCGGTCGAATAAGAGACAGCGATTTTCCTACCATCGCCAGTATCGAGATTGCGAGCATCTATAGCAACGTCCCTGTATGCCTTGAGCATGAAGGGCACACCGCCGTCATGATCGGAAGTCTCAAATACACCGGTAGCAGGATATGATGCGAAGGGAGTATCGCGCAGATTTGTCTGGCGCCTGCTTCTAGTAGCCCCATCATTCAGATAGGAGCGGGCGAGGTTACGTGAATACCCGCCAGCTTTCATGGTGTCACTCGCCGTCCCCCTGTACATCTGATGCCAACCCAATCCGTTGTAGGCCAGCACTTCAGGCAAGTTACTCTCGCCCTGGTCGAAAGCGGCGTAAATGTGGAACGGACCCGACCAGATCCAGATAGGTATTCCATGACTGTGTAAGTCTTTGTTCTCGTCACCAGTCATCAATGGGGTCACGTCAATCATGTTACTGATAATACCCGATGATAAGCTGATCTTTACGATCCGGCCAAGGATGTGGGTATAAAGAAAGCCATCGTGGTAAACGAGGGCTTTGCAATTACCGCTGTATTTCTGGTTATAGAAACCAGTAATCTCGTTCAGGCTAGTACCGTCGTACCAGAAAATAGCATCTTCTTTGCCTATGATAAGCAGACCAAATGCTACTCCAAGTCCCGTTACATCAGACTCTGGATTACCGACATTGATAGCAGAACTCCACGAACTGCCATTGTCGGTGCTGGTCTTGATGGTACTTCCGTTACCCAGCACCAAATACACCGTCCCGTCTGGCTTCTCCCATGTAGTAAAACAAGTGGCCTTTTGACCAGAAGCGGGCTGTGTCCATGTATTACCATCTGAGGACAGGTAAAGGTCAGCACCTGACCCGCAAGCTGCGAACACGTTACTGCCGTGGCGGTGTAGCCAGACAGCACTGGCTCCCAGGGTAGTAGAGCTATCAGTCCAAGTACTATCATCAGTAGTACGTCTTACCTTGGTTCCGATTGCTGCCAGAACGGTGCTCGCTCCAAAGTCTATAATCATCGGAGCCGTTGCTACCTTACTCGCATCCGTCGAACTCCAGATAGCGTGCAGGGTTATATCTTCTTCCGTGAATGGAAAGATATTGCCGTCAGAGCGGTAGATCCGCTTTGGGCTGGCAAACGTCAGTTGGTCGATACCTTCGGTTATACCGGTCTGCGACCACGCATCCCAGAACCCCTCCCGCACACGCGCCTCTGTACCCGTAGCAATACGGGGCGCGAAGTCGTCTACTCTCTCGGTTGTATACTCACCAGGCGCCACCATGAACCCGAAGGTAGTGGTGTCGCTCTTGAGAGTAATGTCGTGTGTAAGACCTGCGGTTGTTGCCATGACTAGGGTACGATGTTCGCTCCGTAGCGTCCTACAGTGATGTCACCAGATCCGAAGTCATGCCCCATACCGATCATGTGAGGAATATCGCCGCGCCTATTACGCATCTTGCTGCGTTCGGCAGCTTGCCGGAACTCTCCGACCAGCTCCGCGAAAGGCTTTACGTCAAAGTGGGCGGCCTTGGTGGTCTGGGATATGCACAACCAGTAGGCGGCATAGTTCCAGAGATAGTCGAGAGGCAGTTCAACAGTATCTGTCGCAGCACTTAAACGGCCTAACCTGTCGTTGTATTGC